TCATCGACCTCAAAAGCAAAGCTTGATGAGCACGTCAATGGTTTGAAGGAAGTGTCTAAAAAGCTTACTAGTCATGCCAAGGACCTAGAGAAAAAAGCCAATTCTCTCACCGAGCTGTACCGAAGCGAAGGGCAAGGACCAGCGTTCGCAACGGGTAGCGGCGATAGCGGGAAAAGCAATGTATCTCAACGACAAGACCAAGCCATGACTTCAGAACGTGAAGAGCGCCGTGGGCCGTCAAGTACACCCACACGCGAAGATCAGCCGGAGCAATCCACTGAGTTCACTATAGATGATCTTGCAGCAATGCTTGTCTGATTTTTAACGACCAATATACACTTAGGAAAGGATGAGTGTACAATGGGTGTACTTGAAGAATTAAAATCAAAAAATGCGAATGTGGCAACACTCTTCAGGCAAGCACTTGATGAAGAGGTAGGCCCTGTTCGTACCGATACCAACTACCTGAAGGACCTTACTGGCGAAACAAAGCAAGTCATCGAACGCTTGGAAAATGAGCATAAGAGCCTGGAAACCCAGATCAAGGAACTCGCAGAAAAGAACAAAGAGCAAGAGACCACCATCAAGACAATGCAAGCGATGGCTAATCGCCCTAGCAATGTCAAGACTGAGGATGCTGAAGCGGAGAAGAAAGCGGCTAAATCTGCATTCCAGAAAGCTCTAAAGCAGGGATGGGGACGATTAAGCTCTGAAGAGCGAAAGCACGTCAAGCATGATCAAGACGCTGGGCTCGAAACAGGTTCCAATGTCGGGCATGGTTTAGCTGAGGAGCACAAAACACTCTTTGAAGCCGATGCAACGACCGGAGGCTTCCTAACTATACCAGAGTATGTCAATGAGCTTATTGAGTCCATCATACTTGTATCGGACATGCATGGTCTAGTCAATGTTCGCACAACGACAAAGCCGTTTGTCATGATGCCAAAGCGAACACAGACAACCTCCGCCTCCAGGATAGCAGAGCAAGCAACGCGTACTGAGACACAAAATCCGAAATTCGGGATGGTCCAGGTGTTCCCCTATGAGAGCTTTGCACTTTGTCTCATTTCACGTACAGACCTTGACGATGCTGAACTTGATCTAGGCTCTTACGTCATGCAAGACTTCGGCACACAGTTTGCCAAGCTTGAAGGTAATGAGCTTATCAATGGTCTCGGATCTGGGTCAGGGCAGTGCCAAGGATTTTTGACCGATCCTGGTATCATTGGAGGTTCAAACTTCACAACTTCCTCAATTGCTGCAAGCTTTGCTCACGCCGACTTTACAACGCTCATGCATAGTCTTAAGTCTGGATACCGCAAGGGGGCTTCTTGGCTCTTTACTACAGAGACGCTCGGTGCTATCCGTGGACTTACTGACTCTACAGGGCGTCCGCTGTGGACTCCATTCGGCACTAATGATCTTCCTGGACAACTTTGGGGATACAACTACTTCGAGATGCCTGATATGCCTCAAATGGCTGCAAACAAATTTGCAGTTGCATTCGGCAATTTCAAAGTGGGATATCAATTGGTTGTTAGGAAGCAAGTCAGTATTCAAGTATTGATGGAGCGTTATGCAGATCAAAATGCAGTAGGCTACATGGGTTACTACAGATTTGGTGGCGGCGTAAAACTTGCAGAAGCAATCAAGGCTATGAAATTGCATGCATAAAAGCAGGAAAGGAGAAATAACGACATGGCAATTCACGATCTTTACAACAGAATTGGCGTTGTACCGGACCTTAATCCTGCTGCACGCACTGCATCCGTGAACTCAGGAGGCATTGATAGAACAGCATTTGAAGGTGGTATCGATTCGCTTGTGGGCGTCCTGGCAGTTGGTGCTTGGACTGATGGTACACACACCTTTAAGTTGCAAGACAGCCCTGATAACTCAGTGTGGACCGATGTTGCTGCAACGTACTTGCAAGGATCATTTACAGCTATTACGAGCGCAGGTCAACAGAATGCAGTACAAAAAGTTGGATACAGTGGCATACAACGATACGTAAGAGCGGTAGACACTGTAGCTGCAGCAACAACAGGTGCAGTATATGGCTTTTTCTGGATTGTTGGAGGTGCTCACTACTTACCAACGGGTAGTCCTAACTAGCAGCGTGTTTTAGAAGCATTGGCGGTGCTGCTCTACATGAGTAGCACCAACCAAGATAAACTTGAGGATGAGAAATGAGTACAGACCCTACAGAAGTAACACAGACCCAAACACCTGCTCCTGAAGCACCGACGCAGGAACAACCTCCTGTTGAGGCACCTGTGGTCGCAGAGCCCGCACTTGTTGATCAACCAGTTGCCATTACCAATGCTCGTGTACCAAAGCGGCGGGACATTGTTGACTTTGTTCTTCCAAGTGGGCACCATGCAGGTGAAAAGCGACCAGCGGTCATCTTAAAAGTTTGGGGCGACACACCGGATTCCCTTGTCAATTTATTGATCTTCACTGATAGCGTCAATGATTTCATTACTGCGGAGCCAGCAGGTAGTGGAATTTGGTGGCGCACATCAGTGGAACGCGACGATAGCGGCACAATTCCAGGCACATACAACTTTGGGGAATAGAGGTAGCATTGCATGTCTGTCGGGTACACAGTATTAACGCCAGTCGCAACAGAGCCCGTCTCGCTTTCCGAGGTAAAGCGATGGCTTCGCGTTGACTTCGACGATGACGATGCAACTATCGCTGGAATCATTGTCGATGCACGTCGCTATGCTGAGAACATCCTGCGCAAATCGCTGGCAACACAGACAATCCAGGCAATCCTTGAGCCCGAGCCAGTGCCGACAGGTCCGTTGTCGGGTCCCGTTGGTGTCCCTGCGGACTCGTGGCGACTCGCCGAGCGACCCGATGTCCCACTCTTTGGCAATGCATTGATCTCGCTGAAGATACCGATGGGGCCGCTGCAATCCTTGACGACACTGGAGTATCAATTGACGAAGATGGATAACCCTGAGTGGACATCACTTTCCGCTACTGACCCACAGGGCAACGTCAATTACCGGATTGATCAAACGAATGACCCGAACAGGCTGTACCTCTTTGTGATCCTGGCCGCAACACGATACCGCTTGACCTATGTCACTGGATACACAGTCATCCCGCCGGATATCCGGCGTACTCTCATGAGTCTCATAGGCTTCTGGTATCAAAATCGCGAAGGTCAAGCAGTGCCTAATGAGATTGACATGAAGTTTGCAGGGAAACGCGTGTTTAGTCTTTAGAGGAGAAAACAATGGCTAACGAAAAAGATACTACGATACCGAAAGCAACATCGCAACCCGCTACTGGTGATGAGATTGTTTACACCGACCATGCTGGCGCAAAGCATGCAGCGATTGTGCAACATCTCTTCTCGAAGAGCGGCAAGATCGTTGCGCATCTCAAATTGAAGCACAACGGCAATCACCTTACAGACATTGCACATGATGCAGATGGCAGGCCGCATACCTGGAAAGCAAAGCAGGAGCATTGATATGCATTGCCCACATTGCCACAACGAAGTCATGGATTACGAAGAAATACAGCGAATCGTCAGGCAAGAATTGATGCATCTTGATGCAGATGTGGCAGCTAGGCTTACTGCTCAGATTACATCGCAGATTAGTAGGGCAATGCGAACGCAGGGGACATGGCAAAACATTGAAACGAAGCAAGGCCAAAGAAAGGATAGTTGATCAGTGCCAAAGACGTTTCCATCAAAGTCTGAAACATCGATCCCAGCGGGATTCTATGACAAACGCATTGTCATTCAGAAAAACCTTGGGAGCAAAGACGGCGTGGGAACAACCATTGATAACTGGATAGACTACATCACAACTTGGGCGCATGTCTCATCTATCCCGTCAAGACGTACAGATAAGACAATACAGGCAGACCAAGTGTATCCAACGAAGTTGACGATATTCTATATACGATATAGAGCATCAGTGAATATCGATACGTCAATGAGAGTGAAGTACAAAAACCGTATACACGACATAAGCCTTGTTATGATGCCTGAAGAGGCGCAGACAATCATCGAACTCCATAGTCTGGAACATTTAGCAAAGGGATCACCATGAAAAGAAAATCTTTCGTATCTCAGCGGGTACAAATTGGAGCTGAAGAAACCCCTCTGCCACCTATGGCTGCGACTTGGGCGGAATATCGTGTGCTTTCTCTTCTCATAAAGAAGGTCTGTGCAGAAGTAAATAGTACCTTAAAGAAGCATAGGGAGGCAGTATGAGCGATGGTTTCAACAATTGGGAATTCCTTGCAAATGCATTGCAAATAGGCAGTGAGAAGGCTGTGGACAACACGGCGGCGGCGGCGGAAGTCAACATCCAACGCCAAATTGAAGCCAACGGGCAAGTCGTAACAGGGGAAATGAGAGATGGCATTTATCACAAGTCTCAAAGGGGCAGCACCTATCAAAGTAGCGAGCACGCCCTTGATGAGATACCCGCCCCTAGCGACTCCCTAGAATCTGATGTAGCAGCAGCAGTATCATATAGTGTTTTTAATGAGCTAGGAACTAGGTTTAGAGCAGGAAAACCTTTTTTTATCCCAGGAATGGAAAACACACGTAAGGATTTAGACGCAAACCTTGAGTACTACGTTGTTCAAGCATTGGAAGAAGCTGCAAGATCGTGAATGTCATTGAGTCCTATGTAGGACTTGAATTCATCATAGCGACCTTGACTAACGATGCAACCTTTGTGAGCTTGGCTCCAGGAGGCGCTGTTAGGGGAGCCGCCAAGGTAGGGATAGCAATGCCTTGCGGCTGCGTGCAATTTATGTCTGGAATTGACGTTCTTACAGCAAACGCGATTAGAATGATGGTAAATGCTGTATATCTTGTGAAATCCTTTGGCCCAGCCGCGAATACGCCAGCGGTTGCAGCGGTTGCATGGGCTATCGATGCACTCCTAAAGAGAACATCAGGATATGCTCCTGGAGGCGCAATCTTGAGCTGTTACCGAGAAAATAACATTTTCTACGATGAAGATATTGGTAGCGTGAAGTATACGCATATAGGCGGATTATACCGCTTACAAACACAGGCAATGCCTTAAATAACAATTAGCGTCCAAGCGTCGTACAAGATAGTTCCTTTGGAACCTGCACAATGCTTACTGAGAGTACTACTATGTACTAAGCATATAGGGGGTTCCAAATGCCTTTTACCCCTCACAGGGCGTCAGTAAACGCCAGTTTGCAGTTTGGAATTGAAACAACGCCAGGGACGGCAGTACCAGCGAACAAAAGACTTGACGACCTCGCTCTCGTTTTCGGGATTAAGGGTACATTTAAGGATACAAGAGGCACAGGACGCAAATACCCATCTGTTCAGCAATTGAATACTGAATGGTCCGAAGCTTCCATCACAGGGGCCATGGACTTCAACACCATGGCGTATGTCCTGTCAAGTGCGCTGGGGATAGCAACGCCTGCATCACACGGGGCATCTTCGGTGGCAGAGGATTGGGTGTTCGCTGCCATTACCAGCGGCTCAAGGCAGCCACAGACCTTCTCTGTAGAACAAGGTGAAGCCGCAACCCGTGCGCAGAAGTTCGCTTATGGACTCATCAATACCTTCGGCTATAAAGTCACCAGGCAGGATGCGTCTATCACTGGCAGCATGCTAGCGCAACAGGTGTCCGACGGTATCACAATGACTGCCTCGCCGACTGCGGTGCCATTGTTGCCTATGACAGGCCAGGAGTTCAATCTCTACCTTGATCCTACATCGGCAAACCTCGGCCAAACGCAGCTCCTGAACTTTCTCTCCTGTGATTTTTCAATGGGCAACATTTACGGACCGTTCTGGCCGCTCAATCGTGCCAATGCAAGTTTTGCGTCACATGTTGATCTTGCCCCATCGGCCACCGTAAAAATCATGGCCGAGGCCGATGCCGTGGGCATGTCATTGCTAACAGGAATGCGAGCGGGAACAACGCAGTATCTTCGCCTGCAAGCGCAAGGACTGGTTGTTGACAATAACCAGACGGCCACGATTACAGGAACACCAACGGGCGGCACGTTCACATTGACTTACAAGGGGCAAACAACGTCCGGCATCGCTTACAATGCCGCTGCTTCGGCAGTGCAAACAGCATTGATTGCCTTGTCTACCATTGGGGCTGGTAATGTAACGGTCTCTGGTTCCGTAGGTGGTCCATACACCATCTCCTTTAATGCGGGGACGCTTGCCCTGGATACCACGGCTCTCACAGCATCCGGTGCGGCACTCACAGGAGGCTCCTCACCAACCATCACCATTACACAAACACAGATCTACGATACCTTTACGCATGACATGGCAGTCAAACCTGGGCAGCCATCAACATGGCAGGATAGCAACGGTGTCTATGCCATCGAATGGAGCTGCGGAATCTTTGAAGACTCGACGTGGGGCCATGCACACACCGCAACACTGACGAATGCGTTAACAACTCTTTAAGAGCATTTTATTGTAAGAAGGACACAACATGCCTTTATCATTCAGCGAAGTACAAAAGAACGAAGCAACGGTAACTATCCCCGTATACGGTGAAACGTTGACTATCGTCTATTACCCAACACAAGTCACCGATGAAGTCTTCATCACATTCGCGGGCTTCGATGGCATCACCACGGTCAAGGGTGCCAAAGATGCCCTTGTCGATCTCAATGGGTTGCTCTGCACTCTCATCAAGAGCTGGGATTTCTATGAGGACAAAGAGCAAACAGTGATGGTGCCATTGACATCGGAGCGTATGGCGGGTCTTGAGCTGCCATTCAAGATGCAATGTCTCTTTGCCATCATGAGGCATGTACGCCCAAACGCGGAACTGCCCCAGACGATGACATGATCATGCTGGGGCGCTATCTCGCAACGGATGGCAAGGTTGGGTATTGTCCCGAAGACTATCCATTGTGGTTAGCATCAGATCGGTGTCATTGTCCGCCGTGGGAATTAGCTTCAAGAGGGGTATGGTGGCAAGATAGGGCATTAAAGATACGTAACGCTGAAATATATGCAAGGGAAGAAAAGGCACGCCACAATCAATAAAGAAAGGAGGTGAATACTATCGCAATTGTCGCAAGCCAATTAGTGGGCACCGTGTCGCTACAAGGTGTACAACAAGCACAATCGCAATTAACGAGCATGGGTGCGTCAACAAAGAGTGCTCAGGCCGACCTTGCTCAGCTTCAATCCGTAGCAAACGAAGTAAGCAACGTTGTCCAGAATCGCTTTGCCGTTGCGCTTCGAGATTCACAAAGCAGTCTTCAAGCACTTGCAAGCAAAGCTGCCGATGCTGGCATAGACACCACGAAGCTCTCGGATCTCCAGGCTAAGGCAGCGGTGGCCGCTGATAACCTTGCAGTGGCACAGGATAGGGCAGCGGCGGCATTGCAAAAAGCAGCGAACATCACGATTGACGCGGCGTCTTCTGAAGATCAAATCATTGCAGCGCAAAACCAAGCATCGTTGGCCGCCGATAAAGTCGCTGTTGCAGAAAATGCGGCGGCAAGTGCAATGGGCAAGCTAGGACTTGAGGCAAAAAGTATGTCCACTGCGGTTGCAGCAAGCTCAGAGAAGTCTGGTTTTTTCGGCGGCATGATGGGAACTGTGAAAGAGAAAGTCGGCGGCTTCTTCGGAGGGATACAAGAAGCGGGCGCGGGACTCCTTGAGTTTGGCTCGAAGATCGGCATGACCATCATGGGTGTCCAAATGATGGCAACGATGTTCCTTGGTGCCACTGAGGCCGCTGGCAAGATGATTGGTGACTTTCAGCAACAAATGACCAAGCTTGTGACAACCGCTGGCGAATCACAAAACAACATCAAGGGCGTTGGCAACGGCATTCTTGCCATGGCGGGGCCAACAGGGACGGCAGTAAAGGCTCTTGGCGATGCGATGTATTGGGTAGAGAGCGGTGGTGCGCATGGAGCTGCGGGACTCGAAGATCTCAAGATAGCCGCAATGGGAGCAAAAGCTGAAAATGCGGATCTGACCGACGTATCTAAAGTTCTGATGTTTACCCTCAATAATTTTGGAAGTACAGGGCTAACCGCAGCTGCCGCGATGAATACGCTCATTGCTGGGGTCGGTCAGGGATCAATGACGCTCCAGGGACTTTCCGGTGCTATCTCGAATGTCATGCCAACTGCGAGAACATTTGGCATTTCCTTGACTGATATTGTGGCTGGTTTGGATACCATGACAAAGCAAGGTGATGACGCATCACAAGCAGCTACACACC